CTTGCTTGTAATGTAGTTAATAAATTAGGTATTGCACTTGTTACTGATAAATCATAATAAATACCACCCCAGCCATTCTGAACTGGATTACCCCACCAACTAACTGGATATATTTCGTTTGCCATCTTTTGTCTTTTTTGTTAAGTATTTTTTTAACTTTACAATATTATGTTTCTTTGGTTTGTATCTACCCATTATAATACCCAGTTTGAAGAATTTACATCTTTATCTGGATATACATCAGAATCTGTATTACTTGTGTATTCTGGAAACAAAGTACTATTGTAGCAAATATAATCTACAAATCTTCTTGTGTAATACTCTGCAAAGTCTCTTTGTTTGTTTACTAAGAAATCAACCTCATCTTTTGAAGCACTTTCAGCATTTTCTGATGTGTGTTTAAACACTCCACCATTCTTTACTTGATATGCTGCAAATGGTAAATAATCAACCATTGCGTAATGAATCAACATTGGTTGTACATAGTCTGTAACTAAAGATAAATAGTTACCAGTTAAAGTATCTGCAATTATGTCTGCTGATATTTTATCATACAACTTACTTCCTAAATAGTTTTGAATGTGTATCTCTTGTGCAATCTTAACAAATTGTATAAATTTATCTGTATCAACGTTTCCATCAACAATACTATTTTTTACTAAATCTGTTCTACTTATAAATAATGCAGTTGCCATCTATTATCTCTTTTTATTTACAAATCCGTTATTTGGCATATCCGTTGGTCTTTTTGCAACTTCCTTTGCATTTACCTCTGGTTTAAATCCTTCTTTTTTTGCCTTGTTTACACCTACCTCAGCATTTGGATTACCAACGTCAGCTTTTGTCTTAGCACTCTTTGCTCTATATGTTTTTCTCATCCAATAATGGTGGCAATCTCCACCACCTTTATACAACCATATATCATAAGTATCAGCTCCGTTTAATCCCCAACCAGCATTAACTGCCCTTTGGCTCATTTGCTGAATATCTTCTTTTCTGTATATCTTTTTTGCTGCAACCATTTTTGAACAAAACTCTCTACTATTGTTACTTGTTCTTAAAGGTGCATATTGATATCTTACTTTAAATTGTACTCCTTCTTCATTCTCTCCATCTTGTTCACTCTTTGCATTTGGTCTAGCAGTTCCAGTTGTTGCTAAATTCCAAACCTTTGATAATAAAGATAATTTAGGATTGTTTAATTTATTTAATTCTTCGTCTAATTCATCTTCTGTATCGTAATCAACTTTTCTTTCATCAATTAATTCCCAATTCTCTAAATCTTCATCTTCTCCAAATTCTTCTAAATCAGAAAATACTTTTGACATCTTAACACCAGTTTCTTGCTCTCTTGTTTCTTCGTCTTTTACATTTTCTAAGTCAATGAATTGTAATGGTTGTAACGTCTTAAAATATAGGTTTAAGCTAATATTGTTAAAAGCAAGTATTTTGTCAAAGGCATCTGTTAAAAGCTCTTGAAAAGGTATTATAACTGTATTCTGCATTAATACTGTTGCAGTTTCTAATTCTTCTGCATTGTTACCAAAACCACTTGAATCTTTTATACCTAATAACATAGGAGATACAATTCTGTGTGATATCATTATCTTCTTTTGTGATTCTTCAGAAAGAAATTGATATTGGTTATGTGCATCTGATAATTGTACTGGATTTATATCTGCTGCTGATTCTTTATCATCGTTAAAAGCAAGTATAAATTTACCAGCATTACTACTACCACTAAACTTAGCTTTTATTTTATTCTCAACTAAGGTTTGTTTTTCTTCGTCTGGTACTCCGTTGTTAAAGTTGATTAACATTGATGGAGCAAGTCCATTCATTATATTGTTTAAATGATAGTTAGATACTTCTTCTTCTAACTCTGCATATTGTAACCCACCTTGATAGTCTGGTGTACTATAGTAATACATTCCAGCTTCATAAGGTTTAACATATAAAATTTCAATTGGTTTAGGTGTATCAGATATACCAAAGGCTGGTATTCTTAAAGGCTTCTCAGATGGCTTTATGTTAACCCAATCTGGATGGTAGTAATATGCTTGTACTTGTTTATCTTCTGCTCCACATTTTTCTGCTCTTAAAGTCTCAATTGGCAGGTGTTCTACTTTAGCAATAGACTTTCTATCTTTTGAATATATTACTTGTATTGCACATTGTCCAGTTAGCTTTAAATCGTATGCAAAACGTCTTACATCATCTTTTTTAAATAAAGATAACATTCTTGCATATTGCTCTGGTCTTTTTGAACTATCTGTTGCATCTAATCCTCTACCATATATCATTTGAGATATACCAGTAATACAAGCACTTGATGTAGCACTTCCGTTTGCTCTGTCAATTAAGAACTGAAAATAATTGTTATCAGCACCAAATTCAACCCATTCTTTGTTCTTTGTTTCTACAATCTCTGGAGATGTGTAAGATGATAAATTAACAAAACTAACTTTTGAGCTAGATGCTTTTGATGGTGTTGTTTTTCTGTATTTATTTATACGTTTACTCATAGTATTATAAAATCGTTATTACCACTCTTTTCTTTGTACACATCTTTGTTTATTGTATAGTGTTCGTTATTAGATTGGTTTGTTGATTGTGCAGTACAAAATATTTTATCTCTGTAAATAATATCTGCTTCTGTTATTGATCCTTGACCATTATAAACTTTTAAATCATAAAACCTACCCTCAATTAATGTATAAACATTTGACAACTCAACATAATTTTTATTGATTATAGCAGTTGGTAAAATTGTTACTTCATTGTTTGTACTATCATCTCTTAGTTTTATGGTAACACTTGTTGAATATACTCTTGGTATAATCTTTATTGTTTGTGCATCAGATGTAGGTAACAAATGTTTCATATATATATAATACTAAAAGTTTGTATTTTTATTTATTTAAAACAAAAAAAAGGGTAATCAATTAAGACTACCCTTTTCAAATGAAAAAAATTAAAAAAACCTATGCGTTAGGGTCTATTTGTACTGCACTTGTATCATCAGTTATAACTGCTGGTGTTACAAAAAATGCTGGAGCAGTTTCTTGCCCTTCTAGCGTTAAAGTGAATCCACTTAAATCTCCCATAGCAGCACCAGATACAACTGTTCCTCCAGTTACCTCTGCTCCGTGTTCTAAACCAACTAAAAAGAAATTACCATTATAATCTTCTATTGCAACGTGAGGTCTTGCAGTAGCTAAAATTTTAATTTCTTCTTGTGTTGCTTTATCTAAAGCTGGTAAAGTTAAATTTAAAGTTTGTGTGTAAAATGTAGTTCCTTTTTCTCTTGAACTATTAATTGTGGTTTCTAGTGAAGAATTACCTTTGATATCAAATTTAAAGAAGTCTGGTGTTCCACTTATTGCAGTAATCTCTCCAGATGCTATTGTAGTTGTTCCCAACGTACCATAATCTGCGAAATAAACTGCTTTTAAGCCACCAACACTACTTTTACAAGGTAAAGCTCTACCAGATGTAAGTAAACAAGCCATTTGTGTTATATTTTTTAAGGTTATTAAAAAAGGGTAAGTAGATAAACTACCTACCCTCTATATTTATTTAAAAGCTAATATTAGTTAACAGAGTTTGTGATTCCGTAAGTTACGATATCTTCAACAACTGCATATTGTACTCCAGCAGTATATCTCATAATGAAACGTACATTTTGAGAACCATCTAAGTCAGCCATATCTAATACTTTTACTTCGTTGTGGTCTGATAAAAGTCCAGTACCGAAGAATAAGTTAGATTTTTGAGCTGCAATTGCAGTATTATCAGAAAGTCCGTTACAAGCTACGATTTTTACACCATCAAAATATTGGATGTCTATATCTTGGTTGTTTCCTAATCCATTAACACCAGCTGCTCCTTGTCCTCCACTTTGGAAACCTCCTAAAGCTCTTTTGTAAGCTCTAAAGATGTTTTGTGCAACATAGATGTATAAATCTTCTTTACCATATACGCTTGTTGGAATAGCATCTACAATTAATCCTAAACTAGCAACTACGTTCCAAGAATCTACATTTCCTCCAGCAACTTCTTGTGCAGCTGGTAAGTCAGCATCAGCAGCTAATAAAGTTTCAAAACCATCAAAAGTTCCAGCACCAGCACTTCCACTCCAGATATCGTTTTCAGTTGATTCAGCAACAGATTCAGACATTAATCCGATAAAGTAATCAGAAAAGGTAGCTGGTAAGTTATCGTGAGCTGAATAACCCATTGATACTGCTTCCCAATCTGATACGAATGGAGTTTTACATAATTCTAAGTTAATTTGTAATTCTTTTGGTTGAATGATTTTCTCTGTTAAAGTAACAGTTCCAGCATCTGTAAAATCACAAGATGCATTTGCAATAGCACCAGATAAATCTACTCTTTTTAATACTTCTTTAAATTTTACGTTTGGCTTAACTTCTATTAAGTTGTTAGCGATTGTATTACCAGACAATAAAGCAGCTGAAACATATTTCCCAGCAAACTCTCCAGCATACGTTGATGTAATTGATAAACTCATTTTTTATTTGTTTAATTTGTTAAATATTCTATTTCTTGTTGTGTTTTTATTCCCTTTTTGAGAATAAAGGTTTAATTCTTTTTTGTTAGATAAGTTTTCTGGAGTATGTGTAATTCCTTCAACTTCTTCAGCAGATAACTCTACTTTATCTTCCTTTACTTCTTCTGATAATTCAACTTGTACTTCTTCTGCAACAACTTCTGTTTTAGAAAGTTTTAATTCGTTGATTTCAGTTCTTAGCTTTTCAATTTCTGAGAAGAACATTTCTTCTGATATTGATTTAACTATCTTCTTTGGAGATGCAGTTTCAGTTGATAATTCTTCTTCTTCAACTTCTTCTGCTTCTGTTTCTGCTGGTGCTTCTTCTTCTTCTGCTCCAGCTTCTTTAATCTCTCCAATGATACCTTCTTCTGAAACTATAATAGTTTTACCTTCTACTTCATACTCTCCAACTGGTACTGCAACTCTTTCTTCGTCTGCAACAACGAATACTTCTGCACCAGCTTCAAATACTTCAGCTTCTAAGATAGCACCATTATCTAGCTTCATTTGCTCTAGCTTTACTTCTAATCCAAGTAAAACTCTTGCTTTGTTTAATAATGTTCTGTCTGTGTTCATAT